TTAACGACACCGCGAGCCGCCGCGGGGACTTTGCCCAAACCGCTGGCTAATCTACCCGCCCGGACGCCACCACGGACCCCCGAAGCGATAACACCACCGGGGATGTATGTGATGGGGTCCAAGGCGACGTCTAAAGCAAAACCACCAATACCTTTTAGCCAAGGATTGGCGTTGTCTTCAGTGTCAACATATTTGGGGTCAAACCTTGAACCGAAAGCATCGGTCGCGTTTTCGATAACATCGTGACCCATGACATAGTTTTCTGAGTCCGTGTTGTTTGTAAACGCTGACCAAAACCCTTTTGCCACCGAGACTGGTGGCAGTGCACCAATTATTTTTCCTGCCAGGTTTTCGTTTTCCTCAAGTGGTTTTACAAGCCCAATGCCTTTGTCTACCATGTTGAGGATACCGGCACCGCCGGCTGTGAGAACGTTCAGGGCGTGCTGGACTGGTCTCCATAATGGGTCCCAGTCGTACTCGCCTAGGGCTTCTTGCCGGTTTGCCCGCGCCTCAGCCCAAGGATTGGGGCCTGCCGTTGGGGCTGTGGGGGTGGGTGCTGGCGCTGCCCCCGCCCGCGGCCTCGGCGTTAAATTTTTAAGGACGTCTGCCACATCGCGGGGGGGTTCAACGATAGGGGTAGACATTTTTCTCCTTTTGCGGCTGAGGAGCCACTTTTAGTCTAAATATAGCAGTAAAACAATATTTTATTTAAAGGTATGGTTCCACTAATGGGTTGTAGAGTGGGTTTGTGGGGTCCCCAGGCATTCCCAGGTTTTTTCGTTCCAGCATGTAAAGAATTTCTTCTCTCGTGGCTTCTCCCCTTTGTACCAAGAAGTCAAAGTCTTGTGCGGCTTTGGGGACGTAGGGGGCTTCGGGTGTAGGGCCAGGCAGGAGGCCAGCCTCAACCATAGACTGTTCCAAAAGTTTGTTACCGGTGGAGCCCAGCTGTTCCCACTGCATTTTGCCTGGGGTGCCTGCGCTGCCAGGCTGGTACGCTGTCGCCATCTGGTCAGTCTCGGACTGGTCTAACATTCTCAAATAATCTTGGTAACGAGAAACCAAGTCTTCGATTGCCATAACTTTTGCGTCGCCGGCACCTACGTAGTCTTGGTTCATACGGCTTTGCTGCCCTGTGCTGAAAGCGCCCATGAGGCCGCCCCAGTTCGCGGCGTTAGCGCCAATGTCTGACATGCCGCGTTCTGCTTCCATTGCAGTGTCGGACAGTTCCCCGCCACCGCTGATACCCAGTTCCGCAAACGCTGCAGCACGGGTGGCGGCCTCAGCGTTGATGCGTTCTTGTGTCGCCGCAATTAAAGATTCGGACTGGTCAGCGCCCGCCCCGATGGCGTCACCGTATGCTGCGGCTGTTTGAGCAGCCATAGGTTGAATCATGCTGGCGAGTTGGTCGTATACTTGCGTTAAATCTGTTTGTGCGCCACCGTACTGGGTGGCTGCTTGTTGGCGCATTTGGTCAAAGTATGCTGCGACAGCCCCACGGTTATCATATCCTGCGCTGCCACCAGTGTTGGGGCCTCTTTCGGACAGCCAACCCCAAGTATCGTTCCAGGTGGGTTCTGGGGTGGCACCTTGCGCAGAAGAACCGGAACCAGGCTGATTCCACGGAACATTAGCGTTATTGCCAGTAGGCGCAGTACTCCCTGTTGGCGCAACCCCTGGGCGGTATCGCAGAGGTGACGTTTCCAACATCTCACGAAACATAACACCCAAAGGGGTTGAGCTAGCAGGTCGGCTTGGCTGAGAAGTGCCATACTTGTAACCGTATCCGTCGTCTTTTGGTGGCGCTACATAGTCAAGCCAGCTCGGCGTGTTGTCGTCTTCAGGAGGCATTAGCCCCAACCTAACGTGTTGATGATGTTCGCCCCGGAACGCCCAGCGGACTGAGCACGCGACTGGTTCAAACCGCTACCGTACCGGCTACCAGCGGAGGTGCCCCTCTGGCCCAACAAACCATAAATGCTCGCCAGGGCGTTGTAGTCCCCGTCGAACAAAGCTTGCTTTTGAATCTGCTGAGACTCATTATCCATATAGTCCTGCATGGAACCGCGTGCACCATACTGTTGGGTGACGTCTTGTTCTGCCGTGTCAATTTGCGCCCCGGCGGTCTCGTAGTCGGACATGAGTTCGTCCAAACCTTGTTTGTACAAACCGGACGAAGCCAACCCTCTTGCGGCGAAGTTTTCGCCCAGGTCGAGGCCGGCCCTATCGCGTGACTCCCCCCAACGGGTACGGCTAGTGTCAATGCCACGGTACTGGTTTTGACGGTCGTACAAGATTTGGGCGAGAGTGTCTTGAAGGTTTGTGGCCATGGTGTTGCGGTCCGCACGGTACATGGCGTCACTGTTAAACCAGTCAGTATCGCGCATGCTTTGGCGTGCGGGTGCGACGGGGGCGGAGTACGCTGCCCGTGCGGGTGCAGGTGCGGTGTTGACCGTGGGGTTGGTGTTGACCGTGGGGTTGGTGTTGAGGTTGGGGTTGGGGTTAAATCTTGCCTTAGCCCTAGCACCAAAACCTTCACCGCCTTGACCCTTCCGACTCCCAGCCACGCCGGGGAGGTAAGAAACATCAACCATTATTTGCCTCGTCTCATAGCGTTAGAAGTGCCATAAGCACCCTGACTGTTATCCTGCATCCAACGCAAATACACGTTACGTTTCATTTTGTTCCTACGTTCCCTGTCAATGTAACCTTCTTTGTTGGCCGTCCTGCCACCATTAGGGGTAGAAGTAGCCGAGAGGCCATACCGTTGCTGGCCCGCAGCGTAAGGGTTCTTGGCGTACGTGCCAAGGTCATACGACCGCTGCATCACAACTCCTCAAAAGAAACATCTTTAAACAATAATACCCCAAATTATTGCAGAATGCTCGAAATGCCCTTCTTTGTCGTCGCGTGGAGGGCCAACTCTACAACACGCACGGGCCCCGTCGAAGTAGTCCCATCAGTAGTCAACTTCACTTTAAACGAACAACGCCTGAACCTCATGTCCCTCTGGAACGTGACGTTCACCCGGTAAGGCGTTGTAACAGGGTACACAATGTGTGTCAGCACGGCAGGTGCAGGTGTCGTGGGGACATCCCAAGTCCCGCCCTCGAAAAAGTCCCAGTCGTAGTTTTCCATTTCGTCCCACGTGACAACGACGGAAGAAAACTGTATAGGCGTGGCGGTACCATAAACATCACGCGCCGTGTAAACATCCGCAGACCAATAAAACAAACGTTTCCAATGGTCAGGGATTTCAAAATCAAAAGATTTTGTTTCCATAACACACGCAATCTCTTCCGTGTTAACACCAAGGTAAGCATCCACGGCCTTATACAAACCATTAAAACCTACCGTGGTGATACCCGTGACGCCAATCATCGCATCCGGGGTCAAAGCGTTCTGTTCCCGCGGCACCAAAAGACCCCAAGCAAACTCAGAGGTGGGCGAATCCCATTGAGTCCAAGCGCCGGACTCCAAATCAAGAACGTACGTTCCCCCACCAAACCACACAATTGCGCGACGCCCGAATACGGTTAAGGCGGAAAAAAACGTTAAACCGCTGGCTAGCCTTGTTTGCTTAAACTGCAAACGGCTAATGTCGTTTAGTGGGTAAAACTGGTAAGACACAAACCTGTACAACCTACCGTTGTTTAACACCAGGTAAGAAAACTCGTATTCTGTAACAGAGTACTCGTTGTCCGCTCCCACCGTCGCATCCAAAACCTGCAAAACACCGTCGATGGGGGCCGTCTCATACCGAAAATAGTATGTGCTTTGTGTTCTAAAAATAAACAGTTCGTTAGGGGCGGAAAGAATCTTGGTGATGAGTTGGCCGTCACCACGTGAAACATCGAAATAGTTGTCCGTGTCCCAATCGTTGACGCTGGTGGGCACCGCTGTCGTAATATCTGAAAAGTAGATACGCCCCCGGTTGTACAGGGCGTCCCGTGATACCAGGAAAAAACGTGACTTGTGGAGCACAATCTGTTCCCCCACAGGCATGGGGTTAGGCCCCGTGTTAAGCTGCGTAAACGAGGTACCGTCCCAGTAGCCCCCCGGCACGGTAACACTGCAAATGTACAGGTTGTTGTTGAACTGGGCCGACCCGGACGCCACAATGGTGGTGATAAGAGTGTACGTTTCGGTATCAGTATCAAACAGGTAAGTCCCCGCGGGGGTCGAAACTACCGCGAAAATGTCTTGCGAAGCATCCGTGTAATACCCTAAAAGTGTCACCGCTTCAGTTGTTACCGGTGGTTCAGAAATTTTAACGATAGGCGGTCGGGACACTAACGAACCATTAGAGTCCAACTCAAAATTTGTTAACTGGGTAAGTTCTTCATTATCAATGGTCGTAATGTCAGAAACGTTGTTTAGTCCCCCGTTGAAGGTTCTTAAATTGACGCTTTCGCTCTTGCTGCTTTTACCCAGCTGGCTATAACTTGTCTCCCCAGTTAAACCCGCCATTTAGAGGTCCTCTGTCCGTGCCGTGTTAGTGGGGTAAGTATTTGTTTGTCCCATGTTGTCCTGGTTTGCGAGCATGCCCATGGCGATTGAGTATTCTTGTTGTTTGTATTGTGCCGCCTCCCAGTTTTCGTCCAACTGGTACGCCCGTGCCAAAGCAAAATCTACGACGCGTTGGAAGTACCTGTCTGGTACGTGGAGCGTATCGCTGAGCACGGTTATGTCTTCCGGTTGCGCCACATAAAACAGTCGCAAACCGCTCGTTATGCTTTCTTGAGGTGTGGGGTAAAGGTAAACGTTACCTGCACGCTCATACCAGATTTTGGGTTTCACGTTTGTGGGGAAAGTTGTTTGGGGCACCCCAGATAAAATATATTCTTGCGCCTCCTCAAAAGAGTAATACTGCAAAGGCACACTATTGTAATGCAAAGACTCAATATATTGCACACGTTGGGTGGGGTACGTGTATAGGTCTTGCCCCGATACAACGTCCGTGTCTGCGGTTTCCTTTAGGATGGGGTTCTGGGAAACAATTTCTTGTTGCGCAGAGTTAATCCACAACAAAATATCGTTGTTTGTTATTTGGCGTCCATCAGGGTCACCAAATTGACGTTTAACACGTGTTGCCACGTCGTCTCCTGTGCGGGTGAAAATTTCTGCAGGCATAGCTAACTCCAGCGTCGTTTGTCGAGTTTATATTCCATCATCTCACGTTTTTCCTCCATACTGTCAGCACGTTGACGTTCTTGCATAACATGGTTTGCGTGAGTGAGTGCGTCGAACTTGTCTAACCTGTTCCCAAACCTGTGCGTATCCCACTCAAACACTTGCGCAACGATGCGTGCGTCAAGCATGGTTTCGGGGTAAACGCTCACAATATATTCCGGTAGGTTCACTGGCCGGTGAATCACCGCGTAAGGTTTTCCGGGTTGCTCCGCAAGGTACGGGTGCCCCGGTGGGAGCTTCTCTAAAAACAACTCGTGGTTGTAGTCGTTGATGATTTGTGCGGCGCGCCTACCTTTTTCGGGCAGGTCTAAATTTTTAAATAAAGTAACCATAGTATCTAGGATACAAGAAACCCCCCGCCAGGAGGGGTACGGCGGGGGGTTTCTTTTTAGCGGAGAGAGGGAGTGGTTAGACCTCTGCGATACCGCTCAGCTTACCATGCGCATTGCGTCGGTAAGTTGTCAATTCGGAGTAGTTGCGCATTTCGGCAATAAATCCGTCGACACCAGGCATTTTCTGCCAGGTTGCACCCTGCTCGTCAATCCATTCCCAACCAACGTTGGTGTTGAGAGCGAGTTCGCTGTCGTTGGGGAACCATGCCACACCGGCAGGTGCGTCAAAGTCCGTCATCATTGGAATGTCCCCGTAAGGAGTCGTGAACGCAAGTCCAGCACCAACACCACCGTTAAGGTCGGTCTTGTTGACGAACTGGCGCAACCCCTGGAGGGCGTTCCAGTACGCCCGGTAAACACCAGGCGTGGTGATGATACGAGTGGGGCGTGAACCCTTCTTGCGAACATTCTGAATGACGCCGTCGAGGTCAAGCTCGGTGAGAACCCCACCGCCGTCAGCAGGCACTGCAAGATACGATTTCCATTCACCATAAGTGGTTGGGTCAATCCCGTAAAGGGTTCCCGAGTCCTTAATGATGGCACCGAAACCGGTCCATTCCTTGTTCCAGGAGTTTGTTCCCACGGCACCAACCCGAGAGGAACGAACAATTGCGTCACCAACAGTTACCGACTGTGCCACGTCAACAGTGATGGTCAGGGTAGACTCAACGATTGCCGTGATGGTCAGGTAGTTGGTGTTGCGTGTGGTAGGAGTGGAGTTCGACAGGGTTGCTGCAGTCAGAACGTCAACGCGGGTACCAATTTCTAGGTACTGCACTGAGTCCAAAACCATATTCGTCGAAGACGAGGATGTCGCGGTGGTCAAACCAAGCGTCCCTGTTCCGTCACCATAAACCTGGCGGTTCTGGTCCTTAGCAAGGTCTTCCTTCAGCCTGGACATTTCTTCGCCAACATAGTCAACGAAAGCCTGAGGGTTGGTTTTGGCCTGGTACATGACCTGACCGGTGCACTGAATAGCTCCGTAGAGGCTCTTCAGTCCGGTGGAGCCACGCGCGTAAACCTGCTGTCCTGCGGTAGGCAGAACTTCAAGCTCGTTACGTGCACCAATACCGTGGTTACGTCCAAAGTGTGCGACGAAGTTAACTCCGGCACCACCGACGTTTGTGATGTTCTTTGCGGTGCTCTTGATGTGTCCAAGTGCTACCGTTTCGTTATTAATTTGTTCGTTTACGCCATCGGAATAAATCTGTTTAAGAATTGCGGTTCCGATGGAAAGCGATACGCCATCAGCCATAGTGTTTTCCTTTCGTTGGCTTGGGGTACTACTGTTTATTTTGCCAAGCCGTAAGGACGGCCTCCATAAAAGGTTACCAGAGTCTCACACAATTTGTCATATTGCGCCTTTTAACGTTTGTCGCGGATTGTTACCCGGCAGCACCCAAACGAATAGCCAAAGCCAGGGCAGCTTCTCTTTTTGATTCATTAGAACTCAAATCTATTGGTGCGGCGGGGGTCATTCCGTTACCGGAACCCATCACCTTTGGGGGTCGGTTGCTTGCGTACCGGCGGCGAACACTTTCTTCGTAATCACGAAGCTCGTGGAATGCTTTTGCTACGCTGGGGTTTGCGCCCTGGGAGGAATTCCCAATGGCACGTTTGATAACTTCTTTACGGTCAAACTGGCCATACTTTTCTTCTATCTGGTTGAGTTCGCTTTCAAGCTGTGCTCGACCGGCTGCTGCTTCACGCTCTTGCTGCAGTTGCTGTGCCTGCTGTTGCTGGTATTGTTCCATTTGCTCAAGACGTTGCTGTGTTTGCGCAAGCTGTTGTGTGAGCTGGTTGTCGGCGGGGGCTTGCTGTTGCTGACTGACTGGGTTCCCCCATTCGTCCATGTAGCCGGAGTCGCCGAACTGTTGTGGCTGCATCTGCTGTTGCGCTTGGAGCATAGCTTGCTGTTGCGCTACTTGTTCAGCCAGCTGGGCTTCTTTATTCCAACCGTAGGTTTCGCCTAGGCCGTCGTAGAATCGTCTGGGGTCTTGGACGAGTGCGCGCTGTACCTGTAACGCCATGTCCATGTCTTTTTCGCTGTAACCCTCTTCGGAGAATCGCCGGAATGGGGTACTTTCTTCCATGACACGCTGGTACTGTCTGCGCCATTCTTCGACGAGTGGTTTGATGTCTTCGTGGAGTGGCTCTGGGACGATTGATTCAATTTCGCTCCAGGAGATTGGTCCGTCGGCTTCGGGGGGTGCGTCGGCTGGTGCCTCAATGGGCGTGTCGGCCTCTGCTTCGACGGGTTCGATGGCTTCGACTGGCGCGCTATCGCCGGGGGGGTCGTAACCTTCAATACCCGAAAGGTCTAGGTCGTCAATAGTCTTAGTATCGTTTTGGTTATCCATAAGACTAACTATACCATACGATTATCGCGAGTTATTTAGTCAAACGCGGGGCGGGGGCTACCAGTCAAACGCACCTGGGGGGACCCCATTCCTGTCAGCGGGTACACGCACTTCAGGAAAAAGGGCTCTGTAAAAAGCTTGAAGTTTGGGGTTAATTTGTTGAGCATAAAAATCTTTAAGACCCTGCGTTACTGCCGAACTAGGCTGGTTATTATCAATA